GATCGAACACAGAAGCCCCGGACGAAAGTTCTGGGCTTCTTTTTTCTATTCAGTTTGTTGGTTCACTTGTTCAAACAATATGAAATGCAACTCACATTACACCAAATCCGCGCTCTCGTTTTTCCAATCGAGGACGAGACTCTCGCGCGTGAAAAAACTCTATTCTCGCTGCTCCCGGATTCTCTCAAGCACGGGACTTGGCAGATAATTTCCCCGCAATTCGCTCGCGATCTTCTCGCGATTCCCGAATCTTCTAATCTCTTTCACGTCCAAATCTTATCTCTCCAAGAGATCAAGATCCATATCCTCTGGACGGCAAAATCATGGCTCGAGTCTGAGATGAAGCGCCAAGAAGCGCGCTTTGTCCAAGAAATCGACATTGCGCAAGCTGATGCGGCGCGAGTTTCGCGTAACCGTATTCAGCATATCGCGCGACACATTTACGGCATACTCAAAACGCTCAAAAACCAAGGCTTCGAGGACTCTTACCTCACGGCCGAGGCTTGCGTTATTGACGCGTCGAAACAAGGCGAAGATGACCTTAAACACCTCTGCGACATGTGGGCGCGGCCAGACATGCCGAGTTGCTACGTGACGCTTGAGGAATTTGCAAAGCAATTTGACACGCGGGATAAACTAACTTGGGAAAAACTAATGAGGAAATGAAACTATCACTACCACAAGTACGACCTAAAATCGTCAAGCCGACCAAAGCTGAGCAGGAAGAACTTGATCGCAAAGCGCAGGAAGAGCGGATCAAAGCCAACGCGTTAGCGATTCGCTCCAAACTCATCAAGCTCGCACCAGTCATGAACTGGAACACTTGGGATGCAATCGAGAAACACGGGCCAGTTGTTGTGCCCGATATGTTCAAGTCACAACCGTTCTCCTACATCAAACTCAACGAGTTTCTCGAACTGTATGTCAACGGCGCTGTATCTTATGCCGCGCAAGAACGCGAGCAAGCACTCGCACGCACTGTAACCAAGATCGAGGTTAGGGCCGACAAGATCTTCGGACAGTTCAAACTTCGTCCGCGTCAGCAAAAAGCGTTGGATTTTTCCGTCAACGTTTTCCTCAAAGGCGAGCAGCACGCTGTGTATCTCCCACTCCCAACTGGTGCCGGTAAATCTATCATCGCGGGTGCTTTTATCAAAGAGCTTCAAACCAAGCACTCGTCCAAGCTCGGCATGATCCCGTCGTGTCGTTTCTTGTTCATCACCAAGAAAAAGCCCCGGCTCAAAATTGAGCGGACGTTCAAGGACATGGGCATCAAGGGTGTTGGCATGGATGTACGCGTTATCTCATATGGTGACCTCTACTCAGCCAAACCTGGTAAGTTCGGCCAGTTCTTCAAGGACAAGATCGTTAACATTCGTGGCAACGACGCTGAGGCAATGGAATACGATGTTAATTCCGGTGCGCCAAACTGGAACATCATTATCATTGATGAAGGTCACGTTGCGAAGAAGTTAAAGTCCAAGGCCGCGCAGCAAATTCACGCGCTCAAGGAAGCTCTGCCAAACGCTTTTTTCATGTGGACTTCGGCGACTCCTGCTGTTGTCATGCAGGATTTGCAACTCTTCTGCATCACTGCTGGATTCAAATCCGGTGGAGTTCCAGTCACGCGTGACACTTGGCCGGGCTTTGTCGCGCAGTTTACTACGACGCCGACTGAAGAAGACACCGAAGCGTTTCGTGCGTTCGCAAAATACTGCGGCGAGGATGTCTGGATTCGTCCGCCCGCCGACAAGAAAAAGTACAAGTTCAATGCAAAGACTGTGTTGCTTGAATTCACGTCCGAGAAGTACTCGAAGATCTATTACGAAGCTGAGTTCAACTATATCGAAGCTTGTAAACGCGCCGGGGAAGACAAGTCTCTGACGAACATGAAGCTCACACGTTTCACCCTGCTTCGTGCAGCGGAGGAAATGTGCAAAGCTCCCCACTTCGTCTCTCGCGCGTTGCAACATTATGCCGAAGGTTACGCGCCAGTTATTGGTGTGTGCTTCGAGGACACACTCTGTGATATTGTGCGTGGTCTTGTTGAGCGTGGAATTCCGCGCGACAAAATTTGCGTCATTCACGGCGGACGGCGCAAAGTCAATCCTGCCGATCTGCTCTCGCCAGACGAAGAGTCTGCAATCTTTGCTAAGCGTTTCCAGATCAACGAAGATCGGCGTAATGGTATCAAGCCAACTGTCGAGTTGACCAAGGAAGAAAAGCGGCGCTGGAAAATTACTGTCGACTATCGGCGTGATCGACTCAAACGCGACGAGACCAAAGCTGAGGCTGCTGAGCGTCAGGCTGTACTCGCGACGTTGAAACTCGCGCATCAAACTGACGATGTGCAGCAGAAAGAAATTGACGAGTTTCAGGCCGGAAAACGCCTGTTCGCGGTCTATACGTTCGCGTCTGGTGGTACTGGCATTGATCTTGACGATCAGCTCGGACCACCAACTTCTCGTCCGCGTTACATGGACTCGACCGTATGTTACTACGGCGAGGAGTTCGTTCAGTCTTCAGGGCGAGTTGCTCGCGAGGGTACTGTGACGGACGTACACTTTGACGTCTTGTTCTTCGTTGGTACTATTGCCGCCGGACATGTTGCGCCGACATTGTTACGCAAGCTGCACGCGATCCAAACCCTTGCGGCGGGTACGGTCGATCTGACCGAGTCGCTTGAAGATGACATCCGTCGCGGTAAAGTTGTCACGGCGTACAAGGCCGAGGAAATGATTGTCGACTCGGGCGAGATCGAACAGCTCGAAGAAGGCAACGGCGATGATGACGATGACGACGATGACAAGGAGGGAGAATGAAACAATGTAAAAAATGTGGTGATCCATTTGAACCAAAGCGCATAGCTGGCGACCATTTTACTAGCTGGTGTAATCATTGTATCACTGGTGGACTTGCCCAGCTAGTGGCGGAAGAAAATCAACAGCTTGAACCCGAATCTGATCGGGACGAATTTGAGAAAGATCAATGTCATGGAGAGGAATGAACTCGCAGAAAGAATAATTCAACACGGTGTACACAAAGAAATTGCAACGCGTAAACCATATACATCATATGAATTGGATACGCGTCTTATGCAAAAATCTTTGTATCGCCTATTTGCATATGAAACCCCATCTCACGCGGATCAATCAATCAAACAAGCAGCGGATAAAGTAATACATGAAACTCACAGGTCTAACACAAGAACAACTCTATAATACCGAAGCTGCAACTCGCCAGCGTCAAGCTATTGCTGACCGTGAGGAAATGCTTAGACGCTACGGTCATAACACAGCCGAGGGTTGGGCAAAGCAGTTCATCACGCGCGATTCAGAACTTCTCGAGACGCGCGATCAAGCTATTGAATACTCCACCAACAACTATCCCGTATTAATCTATGGCGAATCAGGAACAGGCAAGGAATTACTCGCTCGAATATTGCATGGAGAAAGGTCGATTCAAGCCGATGATTCCGCAGGACGCTTATTTGTCTCATTCAACTGTGCAGGCATTGTTGACACTCTGTTCGAGTCAACCCTTTTCGGGTATGTCAAAGGATCTCATTCGACTGCATTCAAGGATTCGACGGGTCTTCTTATCTCTGCCAACAACGGAACGCTCCTATTTGATGAAATCGGTGAGCTTCCCCTTACACAACAAGCCAAACTGCTTCGAGTGCTGGAAACGCGTCGTGTCACTCCTGTTGGTGCAGTAGAGGAGCAGGAGATTACCGCGCGGATGGTTTTTGCGACGAACCGGCCACTCAAAAAAATGGTGCGCGAGGGTACGTTTCGCGAGGACCTTTACTGGCGTATCGCAACACTCAAGCTCAAGACCAAGCCGTTGCGTGATCGGCCGTGCGACAAAGTTCCGCTCCAGTCATTCTGGACTGAGCGACTCAAACTCAAGATGCGCGACTTGCTAGGTGACATGCCCGACTATGTCATGTCCTCGACCGGCAATGTACGCGCGGTGAAGTCGGCACTAATCTACGCAAGCATCAACGGACACTGGCCGAGTCCCGACGAGATGTCGGATGAAGGTGATTACTAACCTGGCATATACAATGCTGTACTACAATCGTATATGAAATTGACTTTACCACCTAATGCAACAGTCCCGACACTAGTCGAGGATGAACCAACCGGACCGCCGGGCGAGGCAACACTAGCTTACTACAACCGAAAGTGCGCCGAGTGGTTGTTGGAAATCCTCCAAAAATGGCGTGACGAATTCGGGTATAAACCTGTTGTACTCGATCCAGATGGGTACGGAATGAAGTTCAATTCATTTCGGACAAAGATGTATAACGCGAAGAAGTATGCCGTCGATCACATGGGAGATCATCCCGAGTTTCAGCTGTTCCTATCTTGGGGAGTTGTAGCTGCCAATCGAGGAAGGCTGACGCTGACTAAGCGCGATCGAGAAATGGTGACGGGTAAGGTAATCAAGATGACTCCTGTTTCGACTGAAGCGGTCGAGAAAGATATGGTCGCGGATGTAGTTAAGTTTATTCGCGACGCAAAGAATGGCTTGATCGAGAGTGGCCGCGAGCTAGTTTTTCAGCACAAATTTCTCCCGGCGGACAAGCACGCGGTCGAAGCATTGCTGCAAAAAGCCGGGCAGAATTTCACCGTGCTAAGTCGTATTACAGATGAGGAAATCATCGTCATGTATGTAAACCTTGACGACCCAGACGTTCGAGCTTTTGTTGGCGTATGACTATCGAAGAACTACTCGGGTTGATTCAAAAAGATCCAGTCGCGGTCGAGCGAATGTTGGACGAAGAACTCGTCGCGCACTTGTTGCCATACTTCCCGAAGACTCGCCCGACAGATGCTGGGATGACTGTCGAAGATGTCGTCGGCGACGTAGCGAAAGGTGGAATCATGGCTGATGTTATGGCAAAGAGGGCTAGTAAAGAAGCACCTAAAGGAAGGAGGTTTGTCTTGAAATGAAGATTAATGAAAATGAATTGTACTATGCAAATGCGGTAGCCGATCCAAATTGTTCTGCTGACTTTAACGATGGTAGAGCGGCTGTTAAAGAATTGCTAGCTTTTATCCTAGCCTTAAACCAAGAAGTCGAACAACTCAAACAACAAGTTGCTGTTCTCGAAGAACTAGCTCACCCAAAATGAACATATTCATGTGCTCACCTGACCCAAAGCTATGTGCTCAAGCGTTGGATGACAAGCGGTTAAACAAAATGACGGTCGAGACGGGACAAATACTCTCGACTACAATGCATTGGTATAGTGACACGCATGTGTTACCGCCACCGTACAAACGTGCATACCCAAATCATCCATGCTGCGTCTGGGCAAAGCTGCCGGAGAATTACCACTGGCTATGTTTGTATTTGAAAGAACTTGGATTCGAGTATAAGTACAGGTTCGGCAAAGATCATGCTACGTTACAATACATTGATGCATTTAAATCTATTATTCCCGACATCAAAAACGATGGTCCGTCGAACGTAACTAACCCAACTTGTTTTGCACCCGGAGCACCGTTTTCGGGTTCACCAGAGTTCAAATGCCAATGGACATTAAATATCAAATGGACATATGATAAACATACGCCAACTTGGACCAAACGTAACAAACCCGCGTGGACAACTTTTGAGCGGCCGTTAGAAGCCGCGCACCGACACTACAACAAACTAACCAAATGACCAAACCAACTCACGTACTTCCTGTTAATGCATCTGCGCTAAAGATGCTAGTCTGTCCGCAACGATACGCTTTCCGTGTTCAGCACGGCCTAAAGCCGCAAGTTGTTGCCGAAGCTTTGTCTTCCGGTAAAGCCGTACACCAGTTCGCGGAGTACATCGAACAAGGTGACAGGCAATCTGTTGCCGAGATGAAAGTTCGCGCACTAGCTACGACGCTGCCCGATAAGTTCTTTGACATCGCGACGAAATACATGATCATGCGGCAGCGTTTGCCCGATCCGATAGTGATGCCGACTGGAGTTAAAATGGTCGAGTACTTTTTTAACTATCCGTGGATCACGCTGGAACGCAAGCACGCGTTTTACGAAATTCACATCTGCGGTACGATGGATCGCATTTGTTTCAAGGACGGAAAGATTCGGATCATTGACATCAAGACCACAAAGAAACAGAAGGAAGATGAGATCTTCGATGCGTATGCAGCGAGTGTCCAATTTTATTTCTATCAGTGGGTGATCCAAGAGTGGGGCGAGAGCTTGTTCTATTGGGACAAGGAGCTCTTCGCCGCAGTACAAGAAGACAACATTGTAACCCACATTCTTATGTGTCAGGTTTATTCCGGCAAGTGGTTGCTCGGCAATGAGATTTACCATACGCCGACCAAGATGGCGCAATGGAAGAAAGAGTTTCTGCGATCAGTCGAGGCACTGGTAGACAGCCACGATGCACAGCGCGAAGCTCAGGCGGCGGGCAAAATTTACGAGACGCCGCGAACAGGTTTGATCAACGATCAATGCGGGTACTGCGACTATGTTCCGCTGTGTCATGCGCCGGACAAAGCGACGGAGATGCAGAATCTCGCGATGGGATTTGTTTATGATGAGTATAACCCTAGTAAGTTTTAATTATGCTATTCCCCAACATACTAATTATCGGAGAATCGGGACAGGGTAAATCCTTTTCCGCACAATTCCTCCCGCCAGAAACTACAGGCATCCTCAATGTCGAGATGAAGGACATGCCGTTCAACAGTTCGCGATTGTCTCAATTCAAAGAGAACATCCCATGCGATTCTGCTGAGACAACTCGACAAGCACTGGATTACCTAGTCAAGCATCCGGGAATCAACATCATATTCCTCGACTCGCTCAGTATGTACTTTGACTTGTCCGAGCAGGAGAATATCTCAATCGTGAACTCGAAGGATACGCTCGGTCAATGGCGAACGTTTGGCGCAAAGAGTAAAATCTTCCTCCGCACGCTTGCCTGCGCGAACAAGCTTATTATCGCGACGGGACACCAAGAATGGTTAACTGCGCCGACAGAAGAGCCGGGACAGATTGGAAA